CCTTCCTAACTCGCCACGTCATCACCCTTCACGGGTTCTTAGCGTCTCCATTTACATAATGTCTCCCATTCCCGAAGAAGAAGAACAACAATGTCGTCACGGCGTTCCTATAGAGCACCCTATGGGGTTTGGCCAAATGATGACGGAAATATGGTTATTGCTCAATTATTGCGTAGAAATCATGGAGACGTTGATGCCGCCTTTAGATATGCCCCAAGACAACTGCTCGAAGACGAACCAGACTTTAAAGCAAAAGCATATCGATTTATAAGAGCAGCAAAGCGTTATCGAGAAAACGATAACTTCGACCTTTATAAAGCCGGACATCGTGGTGATTGGCTTGATAGATGGTATAGAAACATACCAAAGCATATTAGATATTTAATGAATAACCTATTTATAAAACTAGACTAAACCTAACCTCCCTAAGCCTAATCACATAACACTTATTCATTTATAACATTTATTGTTAATTTATCAATAAATTATGCCAAAGTTAAACTTGGAACTTGATTAATTTGTGACATAGAAATAGAAACACTAAAATCTTGACCAGCACCAATATCCAAAGGATATGTCCACAACAAATTAACAACTGCCTGTTCCAAACCAGGAGCAGCAACAGTAAGATAAAACACCATCGCCTTTTCCCGATTAGATATAGTTGTCTCAGGAAAGACCTGATAACGTAAAGTACTGGAAGGCAAATATTCCCCAGGAATAAACGTCTGACCATCTTCAACACTATCAACCAAAAAGTTACCCTGTGTAACTGCATCATCCCCATCAATTCTAGTCGCAACCAAACAACGATACGACCCCAAAGAAATATTCTGAGGAAACTTCAAAATGATTCTCGGGCGAGCACCATCACCAGGAACATTATTAAGTGTAGCAGTTGCTGTACATCCAAGTGTATTGGTCTCCTTATAAACAGACGTAGGGCTTTGTACACCTGCCAAAAACCGAATATCTATCTCATCTTGAGCAATATTTTGCCCAAGTAAACTGCCGTATAGATTGGCACGAGACAAACGAATTCGATAAGTAACCCACAACTGACCCAACACTAAAGTTGTGTTAGCTGGCATCGGAATACCTTCAGTTCCAACCTGAAAGGTACCCAAATCCGTAAAGATTTTATCCCGCTTAGTTGAACCAGTACGAACATAACTCATCTTCAAAGCCTGTTGACTCTTTGCAGTCTCAACACCATGAATCATACCAGAAGATGGCTTAGTACTATTCGCATAATCATAATTTGCCATCTCAACAGCACTGAGAAACTTATCCGCATTAGGATCATAATTAGTCGCAAAAATAACTTGACCAAGAGAATTGGATTGCGAACTAGATTCACCACATTGAGGTTTATATTGAAACACTAAACCCTCCAAACTGTACAACGTAAAATTCTGCGCCAACTGACTCAAAAATGGAAATGTCCAAGCCAAACCAGGATTAATAGGAAACTCAACAACCGAAAAAGGAGATGAAGTCTGCCCTGCACCAGTAGTAGCATATATATTCTGAACAAACTCAGTATGTGATATATAAATATCACCATGATCCGAAGCCGAATTGACGCTAATCTGTTGTTGTGAAACTCCACCACTAAGCCCCTGGCCATCATTAACAATCTCATTAGCTGCCACAGGACCATGCTCATAAGCGCCTAACCCCGTTAATGCCAAACCCTGTCCAACAGCTTGAGCAGCTGGATGAGGAATCAATCGAGCGATTGGTCCAGCAACAGAAGCAACGCTCTTTAATCCAGATTTCAACGAATCCCAAAATCCTCCTTCACCCCTAAAGCGCATAGCTCTACGGGCATATCGCTGTGCCGGATTAGCATTAGCCCAATTCGAACCAAACATGTTCATTCTGGCGCTGCCCTGAACACCCGGTACAGACATTCCTGAAGCACCCCAAAAAGCAGCTCTCTCAGCCGCACTAACTTGTGCTCGACCAATCGCACGAGCGATTGAACTAGCTGATGGCATTCGCTTTCCACCTGTTCGCCGGTAACCGCGTTTTCGTCCATAACTTCCTTTTCCATATGCCATACTTGGATATATTAAACCTTGATGTATATAATCAGGAACCTGTCTTATGGAATTATCAACACGCAAATCTTCTAACTTCGAATCAAGAGCTTTATTACGAGCGTTTATCTCGTCTAACTCAGAATACTCTGGTTCAAACTTACGTTTCCGAGAATATCCTTCCTCGATATTAATGTTATCTGGATC